GAGGTGGCGACGGCGGCAACGGCGGCAATTGTCCTATTATTTGAGAAGGTGGTATGGGTAGATGAGGCGGGTATGTTGTTGCACTAACAATTATTCTTGGAGGTCTCTTTTTTGGAGGCATATATTATTAACCTTTATTATTACTGTAATATTTTCAATAATTCAATCGGTATATAATAATATTGGTTCAGTTCGGGACGACCTCTGTCCCACCTTCCACCCTCTCGCAACTCAAATTGCGAAATAATTTCAGGAGTTATTTCTATATTATAAAGACCATCAGTAAAAGAAAAAAGACAAATTGACCTCTTCCCACTTTTTAGCATATAATCTATTTTACTTTTGCTTATCATCGTTGTGGGGTATTTGCTGTAAGTATTTCTACGTGATTTTAATTCTATCAATACATCTTCGCTCTCGTAATCCACTCGACAGGTCTTTGCAGTTTTACAGATATTCTCTCCATATTTGTCTTTAATTTTACTAAATAGGTCATCTTCTTTTTGGAAACCGAAATCTAAATCTCGTTTATACATCTTATATTTGTATAATATAATAAATGAAAATTATAGGCCTAAATTACTCCACAAAAGGCGGTGGTGGCGGTGGTGGGTGAGGGGGTTGTGGCGTTACTGCGTCGCCTTGATTTTGTATTGCGTCTTCGTCATATGCGTCCCAACCGCTTCCAAAATCAAGTTCTCCTGAAATAACTCCGTGCTCGTCGTATAAGATGTCAATTTGTGCGTCTATTTGTGGATAAGTGCCGAGTACCCCTTGTTGTTCTTCCAACGCATCAATCTCATCATTTATTTGTTCTATCCTACTTTCTAAATGTGCTCTCCTTGCCGATGTGTGATTAACTATTTGTCGTCCGCCTCCGCTACTGCCGTCGGGTGGAGTTGCTGTATCGTCTTCGTCCATTTATATAATACCATATAAAAATAATATTGTTTTTATGTATATGAAGGTGAGATATTTTTTTTAGATATGTGATTTCCTTTCGCCCATTCTTTCTTATATGCCGATAAAAACTCCATATTTTCCTTTTGGTATTTTTTTTGATATTCTTTATTCTTTTCTTTATGTGTTTCTCTGTATTTTTTTTGGTATTCTTTATTCTTTTCTTTGTTTTCTTCTCTATATTTTTTTCGTTCTTCAAAAGTATTTTCTGTGTGAAGTTTGATTTTCTTTTTGTATTTTTCGGTTTCTCTGTATTTTTTCGCTCTATCATTATGCTTTTCTTTTAATTCCTCCTCTGTTTTAAAAGGCAACATTTTATTTATACAATCATTATTCTCAATATACCATCTTTCTTTATTTAACAACTCCCACCTTTCTCCATATTCTACTTCTTCAACGATATTATAAGAATAATCGCAATTTTTGATAATATCAAACGATTTACAATAACCATACGACCCTTTTAAATATCTTTTGTAATCTTGTCTATGGTCGCCAATTCTCCTTGAAACTTGTTGTTTTGTAGAACCATAATAAGTATTCCCATTTGTGTTGTCGTATATTTTATATATAAATCCTTTCATACGGTTATATACGGTTTTATATAAATATTTTTCTAAATCAAATTTTTTAAAAATATTTGTCTATTTTATAATGAAGGACACATACTATTTATTTCGTAGCAACAGACCCGATAAAAAGTTCGTAATGATAATGAAAAAATATAATCACATTCATCATTTCGGTCAAATTAAACCCGACGGCACACCACACAGGGACTTTACACTTATGAATGATAAATCCTCAAAGTTTTATGAACCAGATAAAGACAAAAGAGAGAAAACAAGAGTGAATTATATTAATCGACACAAGAAAGACCCGAAAGGTGTTCATAACCCGAGTTCTATGAGCGATTTAATATTATGGAGCGAACCCACCTTACGAAAAGGCATCACAAAATACGAAAAACGATTTGGTGTAAAGGTGGTATTTAACCCTACAAAATTAACAGACGCTTTAAAGAAAAAATTGATTTGAAATCTCGCCAACCTTCCAAGAGCATATCAAATATGAGCGACAGCGAATACCACACCGAGAGCGAGAGCGAGGACGAAACCGACTACTATGAGCCACCGAAGTTGCCGAAAGAACCTACGATTGAAGATTATACTCGGGTGGTCGGCTATGAGAGTTGCTGGGTAGATGTGATGGAATACTCACACAATCTTATCGGTATTTATCTGCGAATGTGTGCAGATAAATACGGACAAGAAGAGGCGAACAATATCATCAAAAAGACGGGTTTGGAGAAACTGGGGTGGAAGACGCATTAAATAAAAATCTCATAAAAAATATAATCTCCATATTTTTTACTGATGACCGAACCAATCCTTTTAGAAGAAAACAATCGACACACCTTTTTCCCAATTCAGCATCAAGACTTGTATGCTCTGTATAAAAAACAATTAGGTTGTTTTTGGACGACAGATGAGATTGATATGAGCAAAGATAGGGATATATTTGCTAAATTAACCGAAAACGAGCAACATTTTATAAAAAGTATTCTTGCCTTTTTTGCTGCGAGTGACGGTATAGTGATGGAGAATATTGTAGGACGTTTTATGGAAGAAGTTAAATTAAGCGAGGCACGAGCGTGTTACAGCATACAGACTTTCATAGAGCAAATACACAGCGAAACGTATTCACTTTTGATAGATACAATCGTCAGGGAAAAGGAAGAAAAAGACAAATTGTTTAATGCGGTTCAAAACTTTCCAGCAATTAAAAAGAAGGCAGATTGGGCGACCAAATGGATTGGTGACCGTAAAAGGTCTTACGGAAGTCGTCTTGTTGCATTCGCTTGTGTGGAGGGTATTCAGTTTTCGGGTGCATTTTGTGCTATATATTGGTTGAAAAAAAGAGGTATTGCTATGAATGGTTTAACTTTCAGTAACGAATTAATAAGTCGGGACGAGGCACTACACGTGGAAACTGCTGTGTGTTTGTATCACAAATTACAGAAGAAACCGAGTTTGGAAAAACTCAAGGAGATTATCAAAGATGCGGTAGAAATAGAAAAGCACTTTATTTGTGAAGCATTACCGTGTAGATTGCTGGGAATGAATGAGAAAATGATGAGTAATTATATTGAGTTTGTTGCCGACAGACTGTGTATTCAACTACAAATTAAAAAAATATTTAATACGAGTAATCCTTTCGATTTTATGGAAAGTATTTCAATAGAGGGTAAAACTAATTTTTTTGAGAAGCGTGTGAGCGATTATGCTCTCGCCACAAAGACGAAAACAGATGATGATTTTACTATGGAAGTTGATTTTTAATCAAAGAATATGTGTTAGACCACCTTGATTGATTGGGTTGGTCATAAGATGTTGTATTGCTTCTTGAATTAAAACCTTTTTATGATTTTTGATTTTTAGTTTTTCGTAGATTTTCCTATCACCATTAAGAAGATTAATACAGTCAAGATATTGACCTTCGGTGAAGTTTTCGCTCAAAAACTCATCACAATCGCTTAACGTTTCTACGTATTTGTCGTAATATTTACAACCACCTTCAAAATCCCCCTTTACGAAATGTTGGTTCATCACACCAGCAGTAAATCCCGCTTTCAAAATCATCTTTATCATTTTTCTTGCGTTTTCATCTTCTTTCTCCACTCTGTATCTTACAATTTGGTTTGCTTCTGCGATTTCTTGCGTTGCTCTTGCGTTTTCACTATCCACAAAATCAATCATTTTATGGTATTTCAGCAAGATATACTCCTCTTCTTCATTATCGGGTTCGGGAGCGAAGGAAACACAGAACTTCATCATCATAATTGCTGTTCTGTTGTTGTTGTTGTTGTTGATGCTCTTGGACTGTTGGAGCAAATCCATTTCAATTTTTTTTGAAAACTCACACTTCTCGCAAATATAGGATTTCGTAGGACAAATTATCTCATATAAATATACAATAATGAAAATTAGATACAAACCAGCAGTTCCCCCCCCGCATCGCCTAATTCGTAAGACAAATGAGGGAGCAGGACACCCGATACACCCGATAAAAGACAGCAAGTTCTTCCGCAGGAAACCACCTAAAAGAAAAAAGAAGAAATAAATAAATATATAGATATTGTATAATGAGCGAAACAATTGAAGGAGCAAATGGCGTTCAACAAAATGCTGGTTTTGAGGATATTAACGAGCCGAGTTATTATCAAGAAAGCGGAGAAGGACAGCAAGTATATTTAGACAGTGTTTTGCCTCACGCCTATGACGCAACACTTGAACCTTTTAACACATATGGAATTAGACCGAAGGTTTATCCCGAGCAGACGCTCGAAGGTTTCCACCCCCAAATTAATAACGTATATCAATACACGTATGACAACACAAACGCATATTTTCAGCCCGAGAACGCTGCTTTAATCCATTTTGATTAATTGTGATTTTGATATACTTTTTTTAAAGGTATTATATATATGCCTTCACACACGTTGAATGACACCGAAAGAAGCAGTCAATCTATCTTCCTCCATTCAAATGACGCTGTTGTAAGTATAAGCGATGCCGAGAAAATCTTTTATTTAAATGAAGCGATTATCGCACCGAGTGGATATAGATTAATAGTTGGATTAACAAATATGACGATGCCGAATAGTATGTTTAATGTGACCTCAAATAATAATACGATTGTATTAAGCGGTCTTTCTTACACAATAGATAATGGAAATTATAGTGCCGAAGGTTTAGCAACGGAAATAACAACCAAAATAACCTCGGTGGGAACTTGCGTTTTTGACGGAACTCTTAATAATAATAAATACGTCTTCACCTTCACAGCGGGAGAGAAAACGATAGACGAAGCAACAACTCTTACTCGTCAATTAGGATTAACGGGACAATTGCCGACAAAAAGTGCGACTTCGTATAACGCACAAGGTGTATGTGATTTAGGAGGCACAACAAATATTTATATAAGATTAAGAAATCTTACGATGAATAATATAGACAGTCGAGGGCAGACAAATAATATAATAGCGAGTATAGTGAATAACACCAATTACGGTGGATATATATTTTTCGTCCCACCCGAAGTATTATATTACCAAATAACAGAACAGAACATTTCACATTTAGATATAGAACTCACAGACCAAGAGGGAAAATTACTTGAAATGAATGGGGCGAACTTTAATCTCACTTTAACAGTTCATTATGTTAAGCAGAGAGTGTCCCAGTTTAGAAATAGTTTGTTGAAAGAAATACGAAATAATTACAACCCCGAAATTAAAGAAGAGGAAAATAAATAATAGTTTGTAAATATATAAGATGGCTATTTTCGGTATGAAAACCAAAAAGTTGGCGAAGTTCGGGAGCAAGTTCGCAAAGGCTGGATTGTTTGGTTTGAAGAATGGGGGACGTTTGGCGTTTGCTGCGGGGACGATGACGGGGTCGCCTCAACTTTTAGCGGCGGGGGCGACGGCGAATGCAATTTCGCAAGGAATAGAGAAAATGTCGTAAAAAATATATATGTATAAGTTATATAATGAACTCGTCAATTATTTGCGATTACGTAACACTATTTATAGATGATGCGAACGAGAACGGATTAAGCGATTTCGCAAACGGTGTAGCGATATGGGATATTCCCGAAAAGGCGTTTTATTTTAAAGATAGGGGGAGTGTTTGTTTAATGAGTGTTGCCTCTGCTTCGCTTCCAAAAGAGTTTGGTGAAAATGTTATTATGATGACCCAGCAAGGATATAATGGTTTTACAACACAAGAAAATAGTGTTGCTGCGGATTTGATTAACCCAGATTTAGCGGTATTGGGGTCTTTCACCAATTTTTCATCGTCGTCGGGGCATTTCGCTCACGAGTATCAAAAACCAGAAGTAATAAAACTACTTACTTCGGCAAAACCTCGTAAAATGAAAATAGTATTTTTTAAAGATGATAAAACCCCATTTAATATGACGGCAGAGACAGAAATGCAAAAGGAAGGACATATAACATTAAAGTTTGAATATATCGACCCAGAAATCTTACGAGAAAATAATTATGGTGTGGAATACAAAGCAGCATTTTAAAATAATATGTATAAATATATATATGGAGAATTACGACAACACAGTAATATGCGACTATATAACTTTATGGGTAAAAGATGGTAATAATCACCCACAAACTAATTTGAATAAAGGTGTAGTGGTATGGGATATCCCACCAAACGCATATTATTATAAGGATAGGGGGAGTGTGTGTATGATGAGTATTGTAGATGCGACCCTTGAAGATGGGGCGGAAAATGTTGTTGTTATGACGCAGAGTGGTTTCAACTCTTCAACTGCTCAAATAAACGGCAACGTTAATCAATTTGAAGATGACATACAAGATTTAGGAACATTAGGTGTTTTTGTAAATAGTTACGCATTTGGGGAAACCCAATATGAAACTAAATATCTCGCGCCCGAAGTAATTAAAGTTTTAACACCAGCAAGACCTCGCACAATAAAACTATATTTTACAGATGAACAGAAGGGGTTGTTTCGGTTTGACGCTGCCTTGGGTTGTATTACAATAAAGTTTGAATATGTAAGACCCGAAATATTACAAGAAAGTATTTACTCGGTTGAATATAAACCCGCCTTTTAGGAAAGCGCTGGGCGGCGCAAACTCGCCTTATCCAGTTTGCGCGGGATTGGCGCATTCCGCAAAATGAATATTAAAATATAAAATGAGATTTTTTTTTATATGTTAGTATAGTATATAATGAGTGCTTCAACGCAACGTTTGAATTATTCCCAAGTTCCTCCTCGTGCTTCTTCTTCAAGGGCAATCCGTAATGAAATCACCCCGACCAACGGTGGCGGCACTTACACTATGAACTCGCAGATTATTTTTGACCTCCCCGCCAATCTTAACAACACTTTCTGTGATTTCCAGTCGTCATACATTAAGGCGACTATCAACAACAATGACGGTGCTGATTTTAAGCTGCACGGTGGTGGGTTTCCTTCGTGTATTAAGCAGATTGTGCTCGAACTCGGCGGTCAAACTCTGTTTTCGTGCGATAATTGGAACTCGCTATACGAAATGATGCTTTCGCTTGATACTTCGAAGAGTTTCCGTGATAATGCGGGTCAGCGTCTGTTCGGTGCTGCGGGTGGTAGTGAAGGCGCAACTGTTACCTTCGCCGCCAACACC